TGTTTGTAAAAGTTGGTCGGGCTGTGGTTTTATCAGTCCTAGTTGCGTTCCGATGGAAAACTCTATCTGCACCGCATCCGTGATCATTCCGCTGTCGGCGGTGTTGAACGGCACGATGCCCAGGTAATCGACCGGGTGTTCGCACCAATCAGGGTCAAATATCATGGCGCGGCAGATGTCCCGAAGCTCTTCAATCTCGTCGGCAAACGCTGTCGCATTGCCAACGTCCTCCGTGAAGGAATCCCCCCGGTTTAGATTGAAACCGCGCCCGCGAGAAATCGCCACGAGAAACCGGCGGTCAACATGGGCCAATGGCGCGGCAATCCCAAAATCGCCTCGTATCTGCTCGCCATTATACATGACGAGAACCTTGGGCATTTGAGACTGGTCAAAAAGCTTCTTCCAGAGATGAACGGTGTCCGTCACGATGAAGGCGGATTGCGTTGACCAGTTCTCCTGTGTCCACAGATTGAACGTGTCCCGCATCTGATTCAACTGGTCGGCAATGGTAATCATGCGGTGGTCATGTCCATGTCCATCCACTGAATCGAGGCAATCCCCGGAGGCACAGCCTTGGGAAAGTTCGGTCCGAGATTCCCGATGCCTTTGCCGATGTCGAGCATCGTATCACGCCATAGCTTCGCGCTTTCAGACCAGAGATTCGTCTCGCCAGGAGAAAGGCGTCTGGCATAAACAGCTTCCGAGGCCATGGCTAAAGCCGCATTGGCCACGGCGGGCGGAACTGCTCCGGGAGAGAACGGGACGGGATAAACCGACGCCAGATAACCGTCAATGTCTGTAGAGACATTGTTGATGATGGTGTTGAGTTGGGAAACATTCAATGTTCCCGTCCCAACATCGTCCAGAGCCGCAATGAGGTCTGGCGGGGCAATATTGCCTTCGATGGCCGTTTGATTGGTATATGCGCTCATGCAACGGCAGGCTGCATTCCCCGTGAAATTGAAACTGGCGGTTCCGACGTGGGGAGCGACGAATCCCCGCCAGAGTTTTCAAGCAATGGCTTACGGTCAACCGGGCCGCGCTTTGAAATTCCAAGGGCTTCCGCCTGATGCGGCAACGGATATTCCGTCAAACCCGAATGGGCGCAGATGATTTGAAGATCGAGCCAGATGTCGAATCCGCAATCCAATGCCCGCTGGCAGAACCACCAATCTTCCGAGAGATACCGGATATGGCCGTTCTTATACTTGTAAGGGGCACTTCTCCAAAAATCCATCTCGACGGTCTTGTCGTCGTGGTCGCAGAAATAGCGCATGTCATCCCCAAACTTTTCAATCATCCTTTCAAAAACGCGGCGTTTGATGCAGATGAATCCGGTTCCGACGTACTTCACCTTGAGCAACCGCCCGTCCTCGGAGTAAACCTGTGGATGCGGAAGTGTATTGCAAACGATGGTGGAATGTTCCGGGTTCTGCTTGAAGTAGGTTCCCCCAACGATATCGACATCATGTTTCCAGATTTCCTCAATCTGCTTGTTGGAAAATACGAGGTCGGAGTCAATCATCAAAAGATGAGTGGCATCCGACTCAAGAAACTTTCTGGAAATGGAGTTTCGAGCGCGGTTAATCAGCGAATCTCCCACGTGAGGGTAAACCATCAAGTCTGACCCCGCGTACGCGGCGGTCATTCGGTTGACGCAAAGGAAGAACTGTGGATTAACGGTGTCGTGAATCGGCAGGCCGCAGAACAGCTTTGTTTTCCCCATAAAGCATGATGTTAGAACAGGAGTTGGACGGTCAGGGTGCCATTGGCAGCGTTTCCACCATTAGCCTCACCGATGGCCTGGCCCCGAATATACCGCCAGCCCGCCGGGTCAAACCCAAGCGTCACGCTGGCGTTGTTCTGGCCCGCGCCATTGTTGTCCACGACTTGAAACAGGGGAGCCGTGCGATAATTCACGTTCGTCCAGTTTCCATTATCGTTCGACTGCTGCCAGACGATGTTGATGTTTTTGTTGTTCGCCCCGTTTCCGCCAGCGACCACGAATTGAACGTCAATTCGGTTGGTGGTCGGATAAGGCGCGGCCTGAATCAAATCCATGCCGGATGTGTTGACCGTGTTTCCCGCATTTGGCAACGCGATGGACACGATGTAATTTTGGTCGAGCAACGCTTTCGCGTTCGTAGGAGTTCCATTAGCCACGCTCATAGTATTAATTAGATTCTGTATTAGTGATACTATCTGTCTGCACAATCGGGAATCCGTTGCTCATCGTTGGCGGCTCGCCAATCAAATCCTGATTGGGCCGTGTGGTTCCCTGACCATACAGGGTGACGGTGCGGGAACGTTGCAAGGTGGAGAATGCCAGACGATTGGCAAACCAGCACAGGCCATTGCGGCGGTTCAAAGGCACCAGCGCGAGCAACTGAGCCCCGAGAACATCCGTCCAATATTGGGCGGAAGAAGATTGCGTGATGCCGGTAATGGCCCACACGGAGTACGAGGACTTCACCGACAGGCCGATGAACATGGAGATGTTGGACACCCATCCAAACAGCTTGTTCGTGGCACCCGTGCCAACATCGGAAGCCGCAAGTTGCTGGCGTTGGAACGGCGGCATGGCGATTTCGCCTTCCTGGCCGACATCCAGGCTGACACCCCAGAGATTGAACCAGAGCAGGTAAGCCGATGTGCTGTTGGTTGTACCGCCCGCTTGAACGGAGCCGGACAACTGAGAGCGCAAACCGGCGAATCCGTAAACCGAATTGGACGTGCCGTAATAGATTTGTGCGCCGATGGTGATGATGCTGTTTTGCAACGCGCCCTGTGACTCGTGCGCCAGAATGTCGCCGGTGGAACGGTCGTCGCCCTTGTAAATCGCCTCGTCCACTTCGATGATGGTATCCAGGAAAAACATTTCCTTGAGATACTTCTTGAAGCTGGACTTGGACGGGGCCACGCCCTGATTGACGGGACGGAACTGGCTGGCGGGCAGCGCGGTTCGGACGGCGATTTCGTAATACGTGCCGGGTCTGGTCGTTACCGGGAACTGCGAGAATTCCGGGGCGTACGTTGTGACATCTTCGACGAGGCCGGTGATGGCGTCATTTCGTTGAAGCGTTACGAGATCGAGAAGTGTGATTGCAGGCATAATTCAGTTAGTTGCGGTGAAGTTGCGCCTCGATGGCGGCGGCGGAATCGGCCAAAGTTTTGCGAACCGGCTTGCCGTCAGTGGACAGGACTCGGGGTGCCAGAGCCTTCATCGGGACAACCGCCTTCGGCAGATTGGCCACCATGCTGGCGAGAACCTTGGTGTCGAGGGTCTTGATTTCGTCGGCAGACAGCGGAATCACCTTCCCGGCCTTGCTGGCATCAGCGATAATGCTGGCGCGTTCGCGCTCTTGGAGGCTGGCCCGTTCCGCGTTGAGCGTGGTTTCCAAAGCCGTGATTTTGGCCGTCAGCGGGGCAATGGCCGCACCAAGGGCAGCAGGCAAAGCAGCGGTGAGGCAGCGTTCCACGATTTCGGTTCCCGGAGCGGGCGAGTTTAGGGGGCCACCATTGCCGCCGGACTTGGAGAACATGGGTTTGAGTTTCGCGCAGACATCTTCGTAGCTCATATCTTCATCGCCACCAAGGGCGGTCAGAACTGCTTTTTTGGTTTCTTCCATAATTCCTGTGTTGTTTTCAGATTCGCCGTTGGCGTAGGCATTCACTTTTGGTTTCTCACCCATGAGTTTCGTGGGAGGAACCGCCAAAGTTTTGAGAGATGCGGAAAGAGCTTTGAGGGCGGCGGATTCGATGGTCAAACCCTCCGTGGCCCCGGCAGGCACCAAGGCCACGGAGTGTAACCCAATTACCCGATTATCAGAGTCCACCAGAGGCGCGGGAGAGAGGTCTTTGTAATCGGCGGCTAATTTCAGCCCCGAGGGAGTGGTTTCGGTCTTTTCGAGAAAGATGCCTTGGCCGGGAATGATGACCGGAACGCCATACCCGGCGATTTCGGGGGAGCCTTTGGCGGCCAGATAAGCGGGGGTGTCCTCAACCGTGTTGTGGTTGAAATCAACGGCAACTGTCTGGCGTTGGAGCCTGCCCTGATTCGCGGCAAATACCGCAACGGTGCCCTCGTCCACGAGAAAATCGCCCTGACTGGTCTTATTGGAACCCCAGTCAAACAGCTTGAGGCGCGTCGGCAATTCGCCGGTGGCGGAGACGCCATTAAGCGTTGCCTTGAAAGTTTTTAGACGGATGACGCGATCCATTGGAAGGATTGATACACCTGAATCCGAAAATCCCGCTGGCGGTTATGACAATAATTTAAATAAGACAAGACTTGACAACATGGGGGAATTTAAACTAATATCCAAAAATGGTTCCACAAACCAAATTGCTCGTCGGAACGAAAGAAGCCGCCGATTTGCTCGGGATAAGCCCCAGCACCATATACCGCCTCGTGGCATTAAAACGCCTGAAAACAAACGGTTCCATGAGGCATTTGAAGTTCACCCCAAAAGAGTTGGAGCGATTCGCAGAATCCATTTCCAAATGAAAACACGCCTCGATCTTCTCGACTCCCTACCCAAATTCTCAACCGGCGCAGAGCTTGGAGTTTTCGCTGGCGATTTCTCGCGCGAGATTCTGGCGCGGGTCAAGCCCTCCCGTTTCTTCATGGTGGACTTGTTCGATGGGGAGGTTGAATCCGGCGATGTAAACGGTCACAACATGCGGACTCTGGACATGGAGAAGCAGCAGGAGGTTTTGGAAAAGGAATTCGCGCCACTGATTCAAAGCGGTGTCATGGCCATCGAAAAACAAAACGCATGGGAATGGCTGGCGAATTGCGAGGCGTCATCGCTGGACTGGTGTTACATCGACACAGGGCACACCTACAAGTCAACCGTTCGTGAGCTTGAATCGGCATGGTCTGCGGTCAAGCACGGAGGCTTCATCTGCGGCCATGATTATCACGCGGGCTGGTTTCCGGATGTCGTGCAGGCGGTTGGCGAGTTCTGCGACCGGCATGGACTGAAAAAAGAATTGACGACGGAGG